AAGGCGCAGAAGTCCCGCTCTGACTGGCGCGCCCTGCTGCCGGCGGAAACCAGCAAGTACGTCGCCGACGGGTCCACCATGCTGCGCGACGGCCGGATCGGGGCGACGGCCGATGCGGACGGTGTCGCCGCCGCGCGCACGCGCCAGACGGCCGCCGCGGTGGACAGCTACCGCCTGACGCCGGACGACGACCTGCCCGGCATCAACCGCCACCAGCAGGCCATGGAGCGCGCGCACGACCAAATGGCCGCCGGCGAGCCGGTGCGGGTCGATGACCTGCTCAGCCTGGACGATGTCCGGACCGGGCGCCTACTGGACGACATGATCGCCGAGGCCGAAAGCCGGCGCGCGGCGGCGCTGCCTGAGGCGGGCAACCTGGCAGACCCCGGCCAGATCCGGGACCTGCGCGCCCAGATCGAGCAGCTGCAGTCCCAGCGTCCGGACGACAGCCCGGCGACGATCAAGGCCAGGGCCAAGGAACTGCAGGAGGGAGAGGGGCTGAGCTACAAGCGCGCCACCAACGCGGCAGAGAAGGAGACGCGCACCGCCATCGCCGAGCACGAAGCGCAGCTGCAGCGCTTGACCGACATGGTCGAGAGCAACGCCCGGGCCCAGCGCGCCAGCGAGGAAGTCGGACGCTTGGACAGCGACCTGGAAGCGCTTCGCGCCCAGCGCGGGGAACTGGATGCGCCGGCCAGCAGCCCGCGCCGGCTGGCCATGGCGATCCGGGAGGCTTTCGCACCGCCGGTCGAAACACCACTGCGTGCACCCCGGTCCGCCCGGGCACCAGCACCAGCAGCAGCCGAGGCCCGCCCCCAGGAGGCAGGCGCACCGGCGTCAGCAGCACCAGCACCAGCAAACGCGGAGGCTCCTCGCGGCGAGCCGGCGGCGAAGGAGGGCGGCGGGTCGGGCGACCAGCAGGCAGCGGCGCTCGATGCCCGCGCGCAGCAGGCAGTAGCGGACGCCCCCGACCTGATGGTGCAGCTGGACGGCATGGACAGCCCGGTCCGAGCGGCAGACCTGCTCGAGCGAATCAAGAAGGAGGCTGCGGACGATGCCCAGGACGCCAGCCTGCTCGACGTCGCGGCGACGTGCTTTCTACGTCAGCAGTAGGTCGATGCCCACGATCAGCGTGCCGATCGCCGCGGGAATCCCGATGAGCAGCAGCATGAGCCAGCCGAAGCGCTTGGCCGCCCAGACGGCGTCTTGCCATCGGCCGGTGGCCAGCCATGTGGACAGCGGCACCAGGGAAAACAAGGCGGCGATCCCGAGACAGAACAGCAGAAAGGACTTCACATGCACCCGAATTGCGTAGCGGCCGTGCAGAGTGCTGCCAAAGCCCTGGGCCGTCAAGCCCTGAGCAACGGCCAGCTCAAGGCCATCGACGACCGGCTGAGCGCCACCATGCGCCAGCTCGCGCGCACCGACCCCAACTGGCGGGCCTTGACGCTCGACCAGCGCATGGTAGCCGCGTCGCAGCAAGCCATGCAGGACGTCCTGGCCGAGGCGGCGCGCAAGGTCCAGAACGCCCAGCTGCAGGTGCTGAAGACGGCCGCCACCGACCAGCGGGTCAATGACGCCCAGGCGGTGCATGGCGGAAGCCGGTCGGCGGCCCTGGTGCGCGACATCGAGAACACCGGCGCCTACATCAGCGGCATCAAGCAGGAAGCCGTCGGCGGCCTCATGGACCTGATGGACGCCGTGAACACGACCACCGGCACGTCGCCGCTGCGGCGCATCTCCATGTTCCTGTTCGACGCCGACAACCCGCAGATGACCCGGGACGTGGCCGCCGAGATCTACCGCAACGCCGACGGCCATACCGGCAACAAGGTGGCGCAGGAGGGGGCGAAGGCCTACCTGGACACGATCGAGGGCATGCGCCAGCGGTTCAACGCCGCCGGCGGGGACGTCGGCAAGCTCGACTACGGCTACATCCCCCAGCCGCACGACGCGGCCCGGGTGCGCGGCGCCGGCGTCACTGCCTGGGTGGACAAGACGCTGCCGCAGCTGGACCGGTCGCGCTACGTGCTCGAGGACGGCAGCCGCATGAGCGACGCCGAGGTGCGCGCCTTCCTCGCATCGGCCTACGACACGATCGCCACCGAGGGGCTGAACAAGACGGCGCCCGGTCAGTTCCGGGGCTCGGGTGCCAAGGCCAACGCCGGCAGCGAGAGCCGGCAGATTCACTTCAGGGACGCGGACGCCTACCTCGCCTACATGCAGGACTTCGGCACGGGCAGCATGTACGACGCCGTGATCGGGCACGTTGGCCGCCTGGCGCGCGATATCGGGCTGGTCGAGCGGTACGGCCCCAACCCGAACGCCCAGATGCGCCTGCAGATCGACGTGGCCGAGCGCGCCGGCGGTTCGGAGCGGTCCTTCATGCTGCGCCCGGAGAGCTACTGGGACCAGATCAGCGGGGCGGCCGGCGCTGCACGCTCGGCCAGGCTGGCGCAGCTGGGCACCGATGCCCGGAACATCCAGACCTTCGGGAAGCTGGGTTCGGCGGTGATCTCCAGCATCACCGACCTGGGCACGTACTTCGTGACCACCGGCTACAACAAGCTGGGCTACTGGAACGCGGTCAAGAACATCACGAAGACGGCGACCAGCAAGGATGCCCGCGACTTCATGACGGCGCACGGGATCATCGCCGAGTCGATGATCGGGGACTTGAACCGCTGGACGGGCGACAACATCCGGCAGAACTGGTCCGGCCGGCTGGCCAACAGCACGCTCAAGCTGTCGCTGATGAACGCCTGGACGGACACGCTGCGCCGCTCGTTCAGCCTGACCATGATGCAGGGCATGGCCCGCATGTCGAAAACGGACTGGGGCAACCTGTCCGAATGGGACCGCGCCCTGATGGAGCGCAAGGGCATCACCGAGGACGACTGGTCCGTGATCCGCACGGCGCAGCTCACCGACTTCAACGGCGTCGAGCACCTGACGCCCGAAGCCATCCGCGCCGGCGGCGACCCGAATGCCAATGAGGTCGTCGCCAAGGTGCTGGGCCTGATCCAGGACGAGAGCGAGTACGCCGTGCTGAATCCCGACCTGGCCACGAAGACCCTGGCATCCGGTGGCGGGAAGCAGCGCGGCACCGTCACTGGTGAGCTGGCGCGCAGCGTCATGCAGTTCAAGTCGTTTCCCATCGCCATGATCTCGCGGCACTGGCGGCGTGCGCTGGAGGCGCCCAAGGTGGCAGACGGCAGCGCGCCAGCCATGGCGAACCGGGTCATGTACGCCGGCGCCCTGATGCTCACCACCACGGCGCTGGGCGCGATCGCCACGCAGGCGAAGCAGATCATCTCCGGCAAGGACCCCATCGACATGACCGGGGACCACGCGGCGAAGTTCTGGACCAAGTCGCTGGCGCAGGGTGGCGGCCTGTCGATCGCTGGCGACATGCTGCTCAACGACCCGAACGACTCTCCCGGCGGCTTCGCGCGCTCGTTCGCTGGCACGCTGTTCGGCCCGACCGTCAGCACGGTGGGCGAGGGTCTGGGCGTGGCACTGGAGGAAGGCTACCGCGCGGCCGACGGAAAGGATTCGCACTTCGGCGCGCGCATGCTGCGCCTGGCCAAGAGCAACACGCCGTACACCTCGCTCTGGTACGCGCGCGCCGCGCTGGATCACGCCGGCCTGAACGCGCTGCAGGAGAACCTGAGCCCGGGCTACCTGGCCAAGATGCGGGCGCGCTCGCAGAAAGAGTGGGGGCAGGACTACTGGTGGAAGCCCGGCACCGGCCTGCCCGAGCGGGCGCCGAACGTTGGAAAGGCGGTGGGGCAATGAGGCAAGATCAATTCGAGAAGATGCAGACCCTGCACGAGCGGCTGACAGACCTGTTCTTGGACGAGGCCGACCCGCAGAAGTGGCCCGGCATCGGCATCGATCTGGCGGCCATGGACAAACAGACCCGGGGCGATCGCTACTGGTCGAAGAAGAACGCGGTGGCCACCATCGCCCTGATGCAACGCATCCAATCGTTGGTCGATGTGGTGCGCGAGCGTAGCGCCGGCGGCGAGGACGCCCCGACAGCCGTGACCGACCCGCAGGAAGACCTTGACGCCGAGGTCGACGCCGCCGAAAAGGAGGCCAAGCGCGTGCTGGCACGCATGCAGGACCCAGCAGCGAAGGCGGAGTTCGACCGCCGCATCCATGGCAAGACGTGAAATCTCCTTCGCGGCCTTTTACCTCATGTGGGGCCAGCATCGCGCCTGGGATGTTCCCCCCATCCACCTGCGGGTGTGCCACTGGATGGAGCACCGCGGCGATCTCGCCGTGCTGCGCGCGCACCGCGGCTTCTCCAAGTCGACCATCCTGGCGGTCTACAACGCCTGGCGCTATCACAGCCGGCCGACGTACCGCATCCTGCACCAGTCCGAATCGGACCCCACTGCCTACAAGACCAGCCGGGACACGCAAAACGTCCTGCGGTCGCACCCGCTCACGCGCGGCCTGTTCCGCGAAGGCGGGGTGCAGGAATGGTGGGTGGAGGGCGCCACGGACGCCCGCAATGCCAGCATGTACGCGCGCGGCATCCTGTCCAACGTCACCAGCGCGCGCGCCGACGAGTGCCAGAACGATGACGTCGAGGTGCCGCGCAACATCCAGACGCCCGAGGCCCGGGAGAAGCTGCGCTACCGGCTGGGCGAGCAGACGCACATCCTGGTGCCTGGCGGCCGGCAGCTGTACATCGGCACGCCCCACACCCATGACAGCCTCTACGACGAGCAGGAGCGCCTGGGCGCCGACTGCCTGACCATCCGCATGTTCGCCCAGGAGCACCGCATCGAGCAGGCGAAGAACGCGACCTACGTCGTGCCGTTCGTTCCGGAGTTCGTGTTCTCGGGCATCGGCAAGCATGCGCGCCTGCTGGCGGCCGGCACCGACTACCGGATGGAGGGGCGGCGCCTGGTGTTCGCCGCGGCGCCGGGCGGGCTGATCGACTGCTACGCCGGCGTGGCCTGGCCCGAGCGATTCGACGCCGCCGAGCTGGAGAAGCGCCGCAAGAAGACCCGCACCATCAACGAGTGGGACAGCCAGTACCAGCTGCACAGCAAGCCCATCCACGAAATCAGGCTGAACCCCGACAAGATGCGGGCGTACGACGTGGAGCCGACGTTCCGGCCGATGAACGACGAGCGCACCATGTGGCTCGGAAAGACCCGCATCGTCAGCGCCTCGATGCGCTGGGACCCGGCAGGCGGGAAGCTCAAGAGCGACGTGTCGGCCCTGTGCCTCATCCTGCAGGACGAAGGTGGGCAACTGTTCTGGCACCGTGCGATCGCCTTGGAAGGGGAGATTGCGACCTTCAACGAGGGCGGCAAGATCATCGGCGGCCAGGTCTGGCAGATCTGCGACGTGGTCGAGAAGCTGAGCATCCCGCGTGTGACGATCGAGAACAACGGCGTGGGCACGCACGCGCCGGGCCTGCTCAAGGCGGCGCTCAAGGCGCGTCGGCTGCAGTGCGGGGTCAAGGACCTGCCGACCACCGGCAACAAGAACCTGCGCATTCTGGGCGCCTTCGACGCGCCCCTGTCGGGCGGCTACCTCTGGGCACACGTGTCGGTGCTGGACCAGGTCGAGGAAAAGATGCGCGACTGGAACCCCGCAATCAGCGAGCAGCCGGACGACGAACTGGACGCCGCGGCTGCAGCCATGGCCGACGAGCCGGTACGCATCGGCCGGAAAGTCGGGAATGCGACCGCACTCCCGGTTGACGATTGGCGCCCGAACAGCGGGGTGCACGAGGTCGAGCTCGTCGCGGATTAGGCCGGCCCAGGGGCCCCTGCGCAACAAGCGAGGCCCCTATGGCAGTCCAGGAACAAGTCCCATACGTCAACTACGTCGGCAACGGCGTCACCACCGCCTTCGCGTACCCGTTCAAGGTGCTCGAGGCGCAGGACTTGGCTGTCATTCTCAATGACGTGACGCAGCCTTCGGGGAGCTACACCGTCTCCGGACTGGGCAATGATGCCGGCGGCACAGTCACTTTCCCCGTCGCGCCCGGCGCGGGCGTTTCCATCAGCCTGCAGAGCGACGTGGTGCTGGAGCGAACGACCGACTACCAGCAGAACGGCGACATCCTGGCCGAGACCCAGGACAACGACTTCGACCGCATCTGGCTGGCGCTTAGCAGTGTTCGGTCACTCGTTGGAGGCGCCATTCGTGTTCCGTATCCGGAGCAGGTGCAAGTCCTTCCAAAGGCTTCCCTTCGGACGGACCGTTTACTGGCGTTCGACCCGATCACCGGAAAGCCGACGGTTTCTGACTTTACCCAGACGCAGGTCGCAAGTGCGATCGCGGCGGCCTACGCGGGAAGCAAAGGTCCGCTGGATGCGCTGACATTTGTGCAGGCCGGAGCCGGAGCCGCACCAATTTCCGCGCAGGAAAAGGCGAGGGAAATTGTGTCGGT